GCTCGGCGGCGGCCTGCTCGGCAGCAGCCTGCTCGGCAGCAGCCCGCTCGGCGGCGGCCTGCTCAGCAGCGGCCTGCTCGGCGGCGGCCTGCTCGGCTGCCTCACGGGTTGCCCGCTCGCCATCGGATTCGGGCACGTCAATGAAGCGCAGCAGTGGATCGCGCTTGATCGCGCCCAGGTCTTCCTTGCTCAGGCCGGCGACGTCCAGCGTCTCGCCCGCGCGGGTGAACTTACGGCCAGCACGCCAGCGCCCCAGCTCGGACACGGACCTGACGATGATCTTGTTGGTGGACATGGAGCCTCCAGGGAAAGGGCGCCGTCTCTCCGGCCGTCGCACCACTGCGCAGGTGTCGCGTTCCGTGATCACCGCCAGTCGAAGCGGGCAGCTTTGCTCTGGCAGGCTGCATCTGCCCTGGTTCTCGCCGCGTTTGGAGTCGCTGCAGCACCAGAAACCGCCCCACTCCGAAAGCAACGCACGCGGCGCTTTCGGAGTGGCGCCGGTCTCTCCCGGCTGCCACGTCTAGGTTTCAGGCTTGCTAGGTGGACCGACGTTCCACACCTCTCTACCGCGTAGCCTCTGCGGGCGGTCCCCTTCCCGGATCGGGAGCCGCAATGAACGCGGGGTCGAAACCCCGGCCGGGTTCACAGACGAATCAGATCAGCCAGGGCGAATCCAGCACGTCGACCAGGCCCTTCATCACGTTGTCGGTGCCGGCGATCTGCGCGGCCGTCAGGATCTCGGCAGCCTTGAACTTGAGATTCGGGCGCACCACCAGCAGGTCCGGCACCAGGCCGAGCGGCCGGCCGTGATCGCCGGTGCGCTCGGTGAAGGCGGTGTAGGCGGCCTGCAGGTTCTCGGCGGTCAGCTCCTTGTTGCTGGCGTAGGCCATCTGCCAGAACCCGAAGCCGACGTTGCGGCGGCAGTCCACGCCGTACCGGAATTCCTTACGGCTGAACACGGCTTCGTCGGTCTCGGTGTCCATCGAAACGAACTGCGGCTTCTTGCGGTTCTGGAAGATCAACGGCTTCAACGCACGCTTGGTACTCAGCAGGTACCAGTACGATCCAGCGCCACCAGCGTCCAGGTTGCTCTGCGTGACTTCCTGACCGGCCTTGTTGATGACCGGATGATCGGTATCGAAGAAGTTCTGACCGTCATAGCAGGCAGTCGAAATGCCATTCTTCAACAAGCTGAAGATCAGCTCGTCCGGCTGGGCCGCTACGGATTCGCCCAGGTTCTGCATCATGGGCGTATAGATGCCGACGTTGTCGTCATCGATATCGTCGCGGTCAACGCCCACGGTCAACTCGTAGGGCTTGTTCTTGATCGTGTAGCCGTGAGTGGCGATGCCGTGGATAACGCGATCACCGATCCACTCGCGCATGCCCGGGATCTTGCCCAGCCAGCCGTACTCGTTTGACTTCGTGGTCGAGGGAACCACCGTGGCGATGCGCTCGTACTGAGTCGCCACCTGGCCCAAACCCTGATTGAAAGCGGCATTGAACGCGACGCCCAGCGTGGCGAGGTTTACGCGGGTAACTTGCATTGGAATGTGTCCTGTCGGTAGTCGTTTGGAGTGGGATCAGCCGATCAGGACCCAGACGCCACCGGCGTCCACGTCGATGATCTTGCCGGCGGCCTTGCGGGCACCGGCGCCGCCATCGGTCTTGGCGACGGTCTGGTCGTCGGCGATGTAAGCCGTGCTGCCGATGCTGGGGCGGGTGATCGCATCAGCGCCGCCGCTGTTGTCGAACTGGAAGGCCTGGCCGCGCCAGGTGTCCACGACGCTGCTGCCGTCGGCAGCGCCGGTGACGGTGTCCTGGGCCACGCCAACGGCGGGGCCAGAGCCAGCAGTGCCAGCGGGCACCGCATTGCCGGTGGCGGTGAGCAGCGACACCAGGGTGCCGGCATGGATCGTGGTACCCGGATTGACCGGGTGGCCCACACGGGTGGCCTCACGCCGCTTGGTGTTGCGGCCCTGCGTCGAAGCAGTCATCTGGATTTCCTTCTGTATGGAGTGAGCGTCGGCCTGCGATCAGACCGTGGCCGGCTTCGCGGCGGCGTAGTCCTTGGGATCGATGCCGGTCATCGAGCAGACCGCCAGCTCGGCCTCGGAGAGGCCATTGGCGTCCTTCACGCCTGCCGGCTGCTGGCCGCCGGTCTGCGTGCCCGACAGCGCGGCGATGGGCGCCGCCTTGTCCAGGTAAGCGGACAGCGCGGCGACGTCCTTCTGGCCCAGGCTGAGGGCCCAGTCCTTCATCGCCGGCAGGATGCGACCGTCAGCCAGGCCGGTTTCGACCAGGTCGTTGACCTTGCGATTGGTGTTCTCGGCCGACAGCGCCGCCAGCTGGCCGCGAATCTCATCGACCGCAGCCACCGGCACGTACTTGGCCGGGTCCGGGGTGGCCTGCTTCAGGGCGGTACAGGCGGCGACCGCGCCCTCGGCACCGACGCCCAGGGTCTGGGTCAGCTTGTCCAGGGTGTCCAGCTTCGGCTTGAGCGCGCTGCAGGCGGCGATGGCCTGGTCTTCGGTGGTATCAGCGGCCAGGCCCAGGGCGGCCACAATGGCGGCGAGCAACTTCATGGTGTTGTCCTCGGTGGAATCGGAGTGGAAGGCGAACGTGGCCGCCGCGCGCAGCGCGAGCGGGGCCATGTCATCGATTGCGGGGTTGTTGGTCAGCGCCGCCATTTCGATGGCCAGCACCCGGCCGGTGACCGGGTCGTAGCGGAAGACCGGGGAGACAAAGAGGTACTCGCCGGCCCGGATCAGATCTGCAGCGCGGGCCGTCAGTTCGACCGTGGCCCACAGGCCGGACTCACGCCATTGCAGCGAGCGCATCCAGGCGGCAGCCGGCGCCGGCTGCCCGTTGGTCTCGGCGTGAAGGGTCTGATGCTCGTAATCCACCACCGGCGGCGTGCGGCGCGCGTTGAACTCGCCGATGACCGCCTGGGCGGTGGTTGCGTCGATGTACCAGGACGGCACCGACAGCTCGCGCCCGTCCCTGGGCTTGAAGTGACCGGCCGGAGTGAGCTGGATCTCCAGCAGGTTGCCATCGGCAGGCGCGGTCAGCGCAAAGGAACAGGCCGCAAGGGCGACAGCGGAGGCAAGGCGCTTCTTCATGCCACCCAGTTTTGGACGGTGGTCGCGCGAGTTGGGACTGACGCACGTCAGTAAAGATCAGCCCCGAGTTTCCCCGGCCGAGGGCTCCGGCCCGACTCAGCTCCGACGACCGGGGGCGGGATGGCGTTTGAAAGGCGTTTAAATCGCCCCACGGGCGCCAGCGCCCCCCTGGCTGGGATGGTGGCCGCGCTCAGGGGGCCTCTACAGGCCTGTGGCGCGATTCTGGCGGCCGCCTGTTTAGGCCCCGCCGTCCAGCTCCAGCCAGGCAATGACCAGGCGTTCGGTTGCCGCCTCGTCGTCCGCGCTGAAGCCCATGAACGGACGGGCCGGCAGCCCAGGATGATGCACCACGCCGCGCGGGCCTGGGCCGCCTGGCCAGGCCAGCGCTTTCTTCTCGGTCGGCCGGATCTCGTAGGGGTCCGTGCCTTCCTGGTGCCAGCGGGCCTGCTTGGCGTCGGCGCGGATCTCGACCCAGTCCGGGCCGGACTGCGGGTGGATGCCGTCGCGCATGCGGTGGGTGTCATTGAGCGGCGTCCGGCCGCTGCCGTCGGCCAACGCTTCCCAGGCGATGCCATCGGGGCCGATGCCCGTATCGAACCGCACCTGGCTGGATTCGGTCAGGTCTTCCCCGAGCTGGGCCATCAGCCCGGTGAGGTCCGAGCCCCGCGCGACCAGCCGGCCGAACAGCCGGTCTGCCTGGGTGGTGTCGACTGTGAGAATCAAGGGCTCGTTTGCCATGCTAAGCTCCGTCCTGCATCTGATGGGCGCGGTCGTGGCCTATGCCCATCAGGTCCGCCCTCGGCGCCACGACGCCCTGCGGTCCCATCACTCCCTGCCGAACAGCAGGCGACCCGAACGCTGGCGCTCCAGGTAGTTCCGCCGCGTCGGGATCAACGTCCAGCTCTGCAGCTGGCCGCGCACCGCTTCCACCACCACCGTCATGCCGGGCTTGTCCGGCATGTCGAAGGCGCGCACGTAGCGCGTGCGCAGGACGACGCGGCCGGTGCCGGCATGCCGCTCAAACGACTGCCAGACCTCAAACGGCGCCGCCAGGACCTCCGGCAACAGCGGGATGACCGTGGAGCGTGCCGGGTCGATGTGGCTGGCCAGCGTCTCGACGTTGGCGACAACGGCGTAGGAGAACTGCCCGTTCACAGGTAGGCGAAACACCCTTTCGTCACCGCCCAGTGCCTCACGCAGCAGCTGCCGCAGCTGCTCCGGCTCCGGTCGCCGGACATCCGACAGCGGCACCGGCAACGGATCGAGGGGCACCGCTGCAGGACGCCCGAAGTCCGCAGGACCGCCAGGACTCAACGGCTCCCAGGCGCCAGCCTTCTGGTCGCGCCAATACTGCATCTCGGTTTCGGCCAGCTGCTTGCCGGTGCTGGCGTGGCCGACGTTGTAGGCCCATTCCGGCGGCGGATCGCCGTCGACGGGCGGCGGTGCCTGGTCCGGCGTCAGCCCCTCGGCCCGCAGCTTGGCGGCGGACATGCCGATCACGCTGCAGCGGCAGCCCCAGCCATTGGGCGGGTAGTGGGCGTCCCACCACGGGTCGCTGGTCGCCAGCACCAGACCGTTCCATGCCTGGTGCGCCTCGCGGGGATTGCGCACCGTGTTGTGCTTGTACTTCAGGTAGGGGAAGTGCTTGAGCGTGTCCCAGCGCCCCGCCATGTACGACGTGCGCAGGTTGGTGTGGTAGATGACCGACGTGCGCCAGGCTTCGCCGCCTGGCGTGCCCTCGCCGGTCCAGCCCGTCCAGCCATTGCGCTGGACGATGTCCCGGAAACGCGCGCGGAAGTCCTCCAGCGTCTCGCCCTTGCTGATGGCCGCGTCCACCGCCTCGCGCAGGTCCGCCAGCAGCGCGTCGCGGGTGGCGCCGGCCACCACGAAAGCGCGGGCGTGTTGCCCCTGCCACAGGTCGTCCCAGCGGCGGGTGGGCATGTTGACCTTGTCGCGGAAGTAGCGCTCGGCCTCCGGCAGGCTGCCGAAGTTGCCCCGGATCTCAGCCACGGCTGTCTTCCAGGGCATCGAACATGCCGGCCGCGCCTGCGATAGCCAGGGCGTGCTGCATCACCGCGGCGAAGCGGGCGGCGTCCAGCTCGGGCAGCACCTGCAGCAGCCCGTCCCGGATCTCCTCCAGCGACACCGCGCTGTCGACCAGCTGGCGAATCTGCTCCACCCAGCCACCCACGACCGGGTCGGCCGCGCTCGCGAGCAGGCGCACAAGCTGGTCTTCGCGGTCTGGGGCTGCTGCCGGCACCGCTGCTGCAGCTGCGCTGGCCGCCGGCAGCCGAGCCGTGGCCGCCGCCATCGCGGCAGGCGCAGCCGGTTCAGCCGCTACGACCAGGACGTCCTGGTCGTTGGCGTCCGCTTCCGGAATGCCTAGCTCGGTATGCGTCCAGCTGCGCGGAATCCGCATGCCCAGCTTGACCAGCGCCGGCAGCGACGTCGCGTAGGTGCCGATGTCCTTGGTCTCGGCCAGGTCGAACACCAGGCGCGGGCAGCGGCGGTAGTCGCCGTTCGGCGCCAGGCCGTTGAGCACGGCCAGCGGGTAGACCAGGTCCCGCGAGAGCGTGCTGGCCACCTGCTTGGCGTCGGCGTCCTTCAGCTCCTTGCGGACCTCGTTATGGACGTTGCCCAGGGCGTTGGTGCTGCTCTTGCCGTCGGCCTGGCTTGTCAGCGTGCCGCCCAGGATCGCCTTGGACTGGCTGCGCTCGCACCACTCCATCATCAGCGCGAAGGCACCCGGATCGCCCTCGGCGACCGCCGGGAACTCCATCACCATCCCGTTGGGGATGATGCCGGCCGCGTTGTGCCCGATCTGCATCAACGCACGCAGCAGCGTCAGCTTCTCCTTGTCCGAGGCTCCCGGCGGGTACTTGCCGATCCGCATCGGGATGCCATAGATCTCCAGGAACTCGGCCAGGTCGCCGACGCTGTAGTTCTTGAACAGGTAGGGCCACACCAGCACGCGGAACAGCGCCGCGCGCTCCATGTAGCCACTCTTGGCCTTGTGGGTATGGGTGATCCAGCCGAACGGCCGCAGGGCGTCGCCCTCACCGGTACCGGTGCGCAGGCGAATCTCCTGCCGGTAGCCACGATGGAACTGGAACCAGGACTGCGGGCGGTGCTCGATGGACGCCGGCAGCCATTCCTGGCCGTCGCGGCGCCAGTCGATCTCCTGGCAGGCGAAGCCCTTACCGATGGCGTCGGTGGTGTCGAACAGGATGCTGTCGAAGTCCTCCACGGCCTCCAGTAGCTCCTGCAGCTGCTCGGCGGCGTTCTTCTCGGCCGCGCTGGGGTTCCTGGGCGGTGCGATCTTCCAGGACAGGCCCGAGACGGCGCGGCGGCGCTTGCTCATCTCCGAGAAGATGTGCGCGTCGCGCTCTTCCATGTCCTCGTACAGCTCGTACTGGCGAACCACGTCGCCCTGTTCGGCCGCCTGCAGGATGCTCGCCAGCCGCGTAGGGGTCAGCCCGCGCGACGGGTGTCCCTGGAACTCGCGCTGCAGGGACGTCAGCTGCGCGGTCTGAGGCTCAGCCAGCTCCTTCACAGCGAAGGGCTGCCCCGTGCTGGGGTCGATGATGCGGGAGGGGGTCACCATGCTTCAGGTTCCGGAATTGATAGATCGTCGTCCACGTTGGCGACGTTGTCGTAGCCGCGGCTGGTGGTCGGCATGGCCGTCCACTCGATCTCCGAGCCGGGATTGCGGCTGGCGTAGTGCATCAGCGCGATGGCGATGCCGGCGTCGCCGTGCCGCTGGCCGCCGTCCTTGCCAGTCGTGCGATCGGGCACGCGTGCCACGCCCTTGATTACCTTGATCGCGCGCAGGTCGGCCAGCACGTCCTTGTCGCGCGGGACGGCGATGGTGTCGTCTTCAAACGCCGTCTTCAGCGGCGGCATGTTCTCCCGGTACCAGCCTTCGGTGGCCATGACCAGGGCGACGCGGTCGAAACCGAACTCCTGCGCGAGGAACTCGGCCACGGCGCTGCCGTTGCCACGCGCGTCCACGGCCGCCTTCACGAAACGCGGCAGCCTGTGGATGACGTACTTGCCGACCTGTTCCTGCTGGCGGTGCGGCATGTTCCGCAGCTCCAGGATGAACGGGATGCGGCGGGTCAGGTTCTGCTCGATCTGCGCCGGGACCATGACGGTCAAGTCGCCCGTGCGGCCGAAGTCCTGACCGAACACGCTCTGCAGATCCGGATTCAGCGCCTTCAGCAGCGGCGCCACCTCCTGCTCCAGCCATTCCTGGATTGCCGACTCGCGGTAGGCGTCCGGCAGTTCCTCAAACCCCTTCGGGCAGGTGTAGCGCAGCACCGGGGCGCCGTACATGCGCGCCTCGACCAGGGCAGTGGTTAGCCAGGCACCCGACCCCTGTGACGGGATCACGTCCAGCTCTTCGTCGGCCGCCGCCCCGTAGAACGCATAGACGTCCGCGACCCACTTGGCCGCGCTCGCCTCGTCCCAGGTGACGCCCTTGCGCATGCACACGCGCCCGAACAGGCCCTGCTCGATGGCGTCCTTGAACGTGATCCGGTGGACGCTGCCCTTGCGCTTCTTCGAGCGGATCTCGTTCACCAGCTCGTTGAAGGGGTTCTGATCGCCATCATGGGTACTGATCACACGGACCTTGCCACCCCAGATCAGCAGCGCCAGCGCCGCCTTCAGCAGCTCGTCCAGGGCGCCGTGGAAGGCGGCCTCATCGATGACCACCACACCCTGCTTGCCGCGCAGGTTGGCCGGACGCGAGGACAAGGCGACGATGCGGAAGCCGCTGGCGAACCGGATCGTATAGGTCTTGATCGACTTCTCGTCGTCGCCATCCTTGAAGACCTCTTCGCCTTCCTCGACCTCGGACGCCGCTTCGTTGAACACGCGCGCCCACATGGCACAGGCTTCGATGTACTCGATAGCCATGTCCATGTTGTAGCCGATGTAGTACACGTTCATCCCGCCGGCCTGGCGGGACTTCGACGCGATCAGCACGTTGTCCGAGGCTTCCGCCCAGGTCAGGCCGATTCGGCGGCTCTTCTCGGCCACCTTCAAATCGCTGTCGTCAGCGACCCAGTCCCGCTGGTACTTCAACAGCACGGCGTCGATGGCCGCGTTGACGTCGCGTGCCAGCGATGCCGGCAGCTCCTGCTCCAGCAGGTCGTCCGGCGCCTTGGTCACCGCCTCGGCCAGCGGCTTGCGCGGCGGCAGCCCCGGAGCGACCTTCTTGGGCTTGGAATGGGCAGGCGCGAGAACCATCAGCCGATGCCCAGGATCTTCTTGCGCAGGTCGGCGGCGCTGGCCTCGGACAGGCCACCGCTCCTGACCACCTTGTCCAGCTTGGCAGACTGCTCACGCAGCAATGCCTGCCGGGCTTCCTCGGCGATAGCCTTGCGGACGTTGACGTCGATGCGCTTGGTGTCAATCGCGTCCTTCGCCGCCCTGGCAAGCTTTCGGGCGGTATCGACGTCCACGTTGCCGCTGTTCTGCGCTTTCAACGCGAGGTCCGTGGTCAGCGTGACCACGGCATTGCTGAGCAGGGTGCTGGCCTTCTCGCCCAGGCTGTCCCCGAACTCGCCGACCAGGGCGTTCGCGGCCTGATCGATCTCGCGCATGCGGGCGGTCAGCTCCGCCAGGCCCTGGCCATACCGACCGAGCGCAGAACGCGACACCTCGCCCGCAGGCTCTCCCGCGTAGCGGGCCTGCAGGTCGGAAATGATCTCGTCTAGCGTCATCCGGCCTTCGCGGAGCAGCTTCTCGACGTAAGCCTTCTGCTCGGCGGGCAGCCGGCTGATGCTGGATTTCGCGCGACGACCCATGGCTCAGCGGGCGCTCGGGCGGCTCACGCCGGGCACGACAGCCGAGCCGCCGGCCACGTCCTGGCCACGGGCGGTCAGTTCGGCCACCTGCACGCCTGGGATGGCTTCCTGCAGGCGCACTAGCCCCTGCTCCTTCAACCAGGACAGATCGGTCAGCACGTCGTCGCGCGTCGCCGCCACGCCCAGGTGCTGCAGGCCGGCGTGCAGCACGGAGCTGTTGGCGCGGTAGCCGGCCTGTTCGGACAGCAGGCGCAGCAGCACCAGGCGTCGATCTTCACGCAGGCGGTCAGCAAAGGATTTCATCGATCTCTCTCCATCAGGTGCTCCTGCACCGTTTGCATCATTCGGTTACTGGCCGCGACCTGGCCCTCGATCCCGCCCAGGCGCTCGTACAGCCGTCTCAGTTCGTCGTGGGTAAGCGCGGACTCGCCGCGCACCTCCAGCCGTGTCACCCGTGCGGTCAGCCCGATATGGCGCCACCACAGCAACACCAGCCCGGCCAGGCAGCCACCTACCAGCACCAGCAAGGCGACCATCACCATGGGCTGGAGATCGTTCATGGCCTGGTTCATCAGCGCTCCACCGCCGTAGCGCAACCAATGCAGCGGCGGGTGTGCGGCACTGCCAGCTGCCGTTCCCGAGGAATCTCTTCCCCGCATTCGATGCAGTTCATCAACACCTCGCTCTGCTCGACCGCCTGGCGGCGATTGGCCTGGTACTCCCTTCCGCTACGCCGCGCAGCCTCAAACACGTCCCAGCTACGGCTTTCGTTCTCTGCGGCCCTATCCGCGTCGTCTTGCACTCGGGTGTCCCTTGCCGTTGATCATGTCGTTCAGGTCTAGCCACACGCCCTCGTAGGCCCGTGCCTGTCCTCGCAGCTCAGCCGCTTTGTCGGCCCGGCACTTCAGTGCCTCGGCCTTACAGCGCTTCGCCAGCTCGTGGTACTCATCGCGCAGGCGCAGCAGGTCGGACACCGTTGCACCGACCTCCTTCTTGTTTCTCACCGCCGCGCCCCTGCATCTGCTCCAGCGCCTGGCAGTACCAGCTCCACGCCGTGCGCTCCCACTCGGTCGCTGCCTGGATCAACCGGCTGTGGCTCGCCCTGCAGTCGTGGTACAGCGCCGCGACCTGGTCGTGGTTCGCGATCAACGCCGCCCACAGGTCCGACGTCGCCGCCGGCAGCGGCGGGCACTCCTGCTTCAGGCTGGCCTCCGGCCCCGGCGGTGGGGACGGCGGCGGCGGCCCCTTCGTTCGCGCGGTTCCAGTGCTGCAGGACGTCAGCACCAGCGCGACCAACACGCAGGTCAGGACGTGCCGCCAGCAGCTTTTCCAGCTCGGCACGCTGTGCCGCGTAGTGCTTTCGGTTCGCTTCACGGTCGTTTTCCAGTTCGGTAGCAATGGCCTCCTGCCGATCAGCGGCGGAGGCGTAGTCCAGGGCGGCCTGCGCTGCGACTTCACGCAGCAGCTCGGCCTCCGCATGCAGTTGGTCGATGTAGTCCTGCTGCTGCGCGCGTTGCTTGATCGCTGCCGCACCTTCGGCCCAGCGACTGCCGACATAGAGACCGGCGACACCGGCAACGACCAGCGCAAGGCCGAGGATCGGCAGCAGCAGCTGTCCTGCAAAAGCCTTCGGTGCGGCTTCACTCAGCACGTCGCCACCCCCTGCCAGCCAGCGGCGAGATATGCCGGCTCCAGCGTGAGAAGGATGCGGCGCGGGTATGCCGTGTTTTCCTTATGCGCCCAGCCGGCGCGGGCGCGGTGCGGTTCAACCGCCCGCCAGTCGTCCGGGTTCTTCCCAGCGGCCAACGCCAGGCGCCGCTCCCGCAGCATCCAGCCCTCGCCGCCGTTGTACCCGCGCAGGGCGAACACCCAGCGGCTGCAGGTGTCGACTGCGCCGCCGCCCAGCGGCTGCACGCGGTCGAACAGCCACCGGTCGTACAGCGCAGCGGCGAGGATCGCCTGTTGCGGGTTCCACGGATCAAAGCCCGCCAGCTCACGGGGATACACGGTTGCAATCCAGCGGGACGTTGCCGGCATGAACTGAGCGATGCCTTGGGCACCCACACCGGATCGCGCGTCCGCGCGGAACGCTGATTCCTGGTGCAGTTGCGCTGCCAGCCGCGCGGCACTGCCGTGGACGCCCCACGCCCGTGCAGATGCTTGTTCGACGCGGTGCCGGTACAGGGCCGATGCCGGCGCGACGCGGACGGTGGGCTTGGCCGGCTCGGCAGCCGCCGCCGAGCTGCCGAACATGCCCCACAGCAGTCCGGCTGCGATCAGGATCAGCGCGACGACGGCGAACGTAGCTTCGCGCCAGTCACAGCCATGCTGGTCCCAGAACGCTTTCCAGCGGTCCAGGCGCTTCATCCGATCAACCCCGCAGCGATCATCGCGGCAGCGATCACCACGCCGCGCCGGCTTTGCGCCATGGACTGCTCGATGCCGGCCAGGTAGCGGGGATCACTGCCCGGAAAGGCCGCGCGATCCAGGGCGTAGCCGACGGCGCCCGCCATAGTGATTTTGCTCGCTGCCCACAGGTAGCTGGTGATGAGCAGGCCATTGAACTTCGCCACGATCAGCAGCAGCACCAGGCTGGCGGCGAAGAACAGCCAGATATGGCCGATGCGCGCGACCCATCCGAGGACGGCCGCTTTTACTCGTTCGATCTTCTTTGTGTCCATCCCGCGCTCCATGAAAGGAGCCGGCGGCGGGTTCACCGCCGCCGGCTGGCGCAGGGATGTCAGTTGCCACCACCGCATTCCCCTGCGGTGCTGACTTTGCGCGGCCTCGCGCGAGGCTTGGGACTGACGCGCGTCAGTAAAGAAAAACCCCGCCGGAGCGGGGCTTCTCTACTCTTTGCAGCTGTCCGCGAATATCGACCAGGACAAGGTCTGCAGCTCGCCTGATCCGGGGGGCGGCTGGATCATTCCGTGCTCACCCTTTGCCCAGAATTTCCGAAATCCCGTGTAGGCCCCAAGGTGGTTCTTGCCGTTGATCTCGCCGCAGACAACGGCTCCTCCATTCTCCCGCACAACCCGCACTTTTCGGAACATGGCGGACGATGGGTCAATCAACAGCTCGGCCGCTGCCGCTTTGCCCTGGCTGCTGGCCACAAGGTCCCGGCCATACTTCCATCCGAGCAGGCTGGCGACGGCCAACACCGCAAAACCTGACCAGATGACCGCATCCCGTCGGTTCTCACTCCATTGCATGACTACTCTCCATCCTCAAAAAGCCGCCCCTGCATCTTGTTCACATGCAACTTCCGCTGCTGGCTACAGATGCGCCAGATCTGCCGCTCGGTAAGGCCATGCTCTACCGCCAGCGCGCCAATGTTACGCCGAGTTGCCCGGCGCCAGATCTCGGCGTCACGCAATGCGATACGCAGGTCATCGCCGCGCGGCAGGTACCAGTCCCGGCCACCGCCGAACTCGGCGATGGCCAGAACCCCGGAGCGCGCCAGCAGGAACGCCTCCTCGCGGGGATAGCCCAGGCGCACGAAGACGGCCTCTTGCACCTCGATCAGCTGCACCAACCCATGCGCCCAGCGATGCGCGGGGACGTCGTCCAGGTTTGCCTGCAGCAGGCCCTTCGGGTCGATGGGGCAGTCCGGCAAAAGGTCATCTTGATTGCTCACCTGGCCTCCCATGCTTTGCGTATGCCTTCTCCCGCTCGGCCTGCGCCTCTTCCTCGCTGAAGCCGCCCACCTCCAGCGTGCGCGTGATCCACTTCAGCTGGCGCTCCAGCGGTGTCTCCTGATGCGGGGACTGGGTAGTCCCCGACGCCGGGCGCAGGTGTTTTCCTACGCGCGCGTCATCTTCCCGCTGACGTTCCTGGGCGGCATCCGCCTTGTCGGCCAGGCCGAACACCACCGCCCGCAGGTAGCCATGGGACTCCAGCGGCAGCACCAAGCTGGCGCGCGCGGTCAGCATCTGTTCGATGCCAGCCGCCCACAGCGCCGGCCCGGCCGGGCGGCGGACCCCGCTGCGCTCGTCCTTGCACACGCTGCCGGCGGCGACCAGGTCCGCGACCTCCTGAGCCAGCTTCGCGGCGCGTGCCAGTCGAAGGGCGGTTTTCGCCGGTTTGAACAGCCCTAGATAGCCCAGCACCGCGCGGCCCAGCTCGGGGGGCATGCCGGCGACGGCCACCGCCAGGCGCTTGCCATCGTCCTCCACGAACATGGCGGCGATGTGTGCCTGGGCGCCGCACTCGGGACACGTTGCGCGCATCAGCCGTGCCCCAACAGGCGCGGCTTGCGCGGCGCTGGCACGGGCGCGGGATGCTCCACCTTCGCGCGGAGGTCCTTCTGCGACACCATCGTCAGCTCGCAACGGGGCCGCTCCCCCACGATGTACTTCTCGCTTCTGTAGTCCTGCCTGTCGAAATCGATCTCGACCTCAGCCGCGTTGCGCAGCAGGGCCATGACCTTCAGGCCGTCGGCGGCCGGCATCAGCAGCTGGGAGTGCCCGATGGTGACCACGCAGCAATCCTGTGTGTTCCGCTTCGCGCTCATCCCTCGACCTCGGCGTTCTCGATCATCGCGCCCACCTGGCGCAGGTACTGCCGGTTGCGCTGCCAGTTGGCCGGCAGGTTGGCGGTCATCGCCTGCCACCGCGCATCGTCAATGCCGCGCGCGGCACGGCGTTCCTCCAGCCGTTCCAGCAGGGCGCGCTTCTCCTGCTCGACGTGCAGGGCTGCGATGATGTCGCGCAGCTGCTCCTCCGTGCGGCACCAGGCCACGCGGTCGACGCCGTGCATGCGCTTGGCGATGCTGTCCGCGTAGGCCCATGGCAGCTTCATGTCCGCCAGCTGGGCCTCCACCTTGGCGATCATGTCGGGCATTGCGCGAGCGGCGTCAAAGTTGTGCGGCTTGCCCGGGTATGCCACGCGGGGCTTCTCGCCCGCCTTCAGGCGCAGCTCGTCCAGGACAGCGGCCAGAGCGTCTGGCGACAGCTTGGTGCTGGTCGTCACCCCGCCCACGCGCATCAGGATTTCCTCGTAGACGTCGCGGTCCAGGCCGAGCTTGCGGCGCAGGGCGTGGATCGCCTTGCGCTGGCCAGCGACCCGCTGCTCCTTCGTGCGGAGTTGGTAGTAGCCCGTCATGGAATCACTTCCAGCTTTCGCTGGCCTTCGGCCAGCCCTTGGTTGAGCTGCGCGCGGGAGCCCGCCGCGTAGCCGGCCCAGCGGTCGCTCTGACTGGCCCGGCCCTTCTTGATCTCTTTCCCACCGGTGGTTCCCAGCTCACCGTGCTTGTGGCTCATGGCCGCATCCAGTGCCGCCTGCCGGCCTTCCGGCAGCTCGGCGCGCGGGAACAGGCTGCGCAGGGCGATGACGAAGCCCAGGGCGAACTCTTCCCCCCGCCGCTCCCTGTTTGCCTGCTTGCGGATACGGCGGGTATGCGCCGCCTTGTCCCTCTGCAGCTGGCGGCGCAGCACGGCGAAGGCATAGCTGGCCACCTGCGAGTCGGCACCGGCGCCGTGGAAATGGATCACCGTTTCGTGCAGCGGCCGTAGGAAGCCCTCGCGCACCGCAAGGCGGGTGCGGCGCTCGATCACCAGGCCACAGCGATAGCCATCCGCGACCAGGTTGGCCAACAGCAGCAGCGACTTCGGCACCATCCCCCCCCGGTAGCCGGTCGGGGCCTCCGTCGAGCCAATTTCCGATGCTGCCGCGTCTGCCTCGCTCAACCCGTACTTGTCCATCAGCGCCCGTGCCTGGCGCAGAGCGGTAGCAGCCTCGGTCGGGTTGCTGGAACCAGCCAGACGCAGGCATGCCTGAATCTTGCGAATTGCCCGGTCGCGGGTCATCAGTGGCGCCCTCCGCGCGCAGCTGCAGCGGTGGCTTCCATCAGCGGCGCTGTCTTCTGCAGGCCAAGCTGGTTGGCCTTCAGCACCGTCATCGTGGCATCTACGCCCAGCGCCGCCGCGAGCCCACCAACTGCGCGGGCGGACAGGGTGGCAAAGAAGACCACGCGGTCGCTTTCGGTTAGCCCTTCAGCCACCTTTGTAACGATGTCTCCCACGATCTCTGAAACCGCAACCGCGGCTGCCTCGGGGTTACTCATGTCGATCTTGACTGCCTTCATGACCTACTTCCTCTTCTTCCAGTGCCAGCGCACACCGCGACCGTTCCTGCTGACACACAGGTCCAGCCACGTATGCAGGGCGTCGAGCCTGGCTTGGTCGCCCTCGGCCCCCTGCACCTCGGGCACACCCGGCACCAGCAGGCACCCGGCGCTCTCGCCCTGACCATGACGCGCCAGGACCTCGATCTCGCGGCGCAGGTCCTGCTCGCGTCCCGATGCGATCTGGATGGCGCCGGGAGGCGTGCGCGAGCCGAACTCGATCAGGCCGCTCGCATAGCAGTACGCCTTCATGCGGTCACCTCCGCCTTGTCCACAAACCGCACCAGGTGCGGAGCGCCGATGTGCCGCTGCATGCGCCAGTCGAAAACGTCGCCGCGCTGGTCGATGTACTCGACCGCGAACCGCACGTACTCCAGCGCCTTCACCGGATCACCGCTGCCGTCCTGTGCCCTGGTGGTATCCATGAACCGCAGGCCGTCGACCTCCACCCAATCGGCGTAGCTCTCGATGTCCGAGCGGACCGTGTTCTCGGCGATCTGCCGCGCCAGCTGATCCAAGGCGGCGCCGGCAGCCATGCCCTCGCGGAACTGCTTCGCGCCCTGGTCGGCCATGTCGCCCGCCGTGAACTGCCCCAGCACGCCGGAGATCGCCTCGACCTCGCTGCCTTCCTCCCAGCCGCGTTCCAGCACGCGCTCCAGCCTGAGCAGGGCCGCAGCCACCTTCCGCAGGTGTTCGGCGAACGCCTTGTGCAATGGCGTGCGCGCGTGCGTGTCGACTTCCTCGGCAATGCCCTCAACCTTCAACGAACCGCTCATGGCTGAACCTCCTCAATCTGGCTTTCATGCGGGACGACGACGAAGTCCTCGCGCTGGCTGATGGTCACGCCCGGGATGGCCTTGGCTGCCTCCGGCTCGCGCAGGAGGGCTTCCTTGTCGACCTCCTGCTTCGTGCGCAGGAAGCGCTCCAGGCCGCACTTCTTGAGATAGCCCATCACCGCCTCGACGCCGCGGATGGCTACCGAAGGCGGGCGCAGCCGCCACTTCACCTGGCCGGTGGCGAAGTCGTGGAACTTCACCTTGCCGTCCTGGGTGAGCTGGGCGCGGTTGGCCTCGCACCACAGCGACAGCCCCTTAGTCAGTTCGCTGATGCGGTCGCCGTGCGGCTTGGCCTCGGCGTCGTGCTTGGCCTTGACCTCGGCCATGGTGTCGTTCATGACGGTTTCGATGCGCTGGCGCTCGCGCTGCAGGCGGCCCAGCTCGGCGATGGCGGCGTTCACTTCATCGCGGTCCCGGGGAACCCAATGCTCGACTGCGGGCGCTTTAACTCGGGTGGTGGCTTTCTTGCTCATTACTTCGGTTCCGTTTCGTTGCGGGCCGGGGTCGGTGCCGGCATGGGGTTCTTGGAGCGCTCCAGGGGCGCGCCGAAATGGCGCTCAAACTGCCGGTGAAGCGAGCCGACGATCCGCTCGCCGATGTACGGCGGCAGGTCGTCCTCGTCGTAGACGTCGTCCACATAGCGGGTCATCGCGCGGCTCCCTGGGCGGTGGCCGCTGCGTCGTGGGTTTCCTCCCACTCCAGCTGGCAGCCGTGGAACGAGGCGACTAACACGGTGCGGGTGAGACCGTTGATGGTCTGCCTGGAGCGCAGCGCCCCGGCCTGGTAGATGAAGGAAGCGCCCGGCGGCGGATCGATGACGATCCGCGCGTGCCGCTCGGTGATCTGCACTTCGCGCGGCGACAGGCCCGCGCGGCCGAGGGCGTACATGGCCCCCAGCAGCGCCTTGGTATGGCCGTGGATGCTGTCGAAGGCGACGTTCTGGTGATTGCTCATGCGGTGGCTTCCTCGGTGGCAGTGGCGCGGCGGATCGCCTTAATCAAGCGGGCCGCGCCGGGGTAGCTGATGCCGCGCAGCGCCTGCGCGAGCGGGATTCCATGGGGCATCTGGATGCGGGCCTGGGCCATGAAGTCGGCGAGGCCGGCATGGACGGTGGTGGCGTCGATTCCGGCTGCCTCCAGCAGCCGCCGGACCTCGCGGCGCTGCGGCTCGGTGCAGCTGGGCACCGTGCTGGCCGTACCACTGCGAACCGGCAGCACCTGGGCGGTGACCTCCATCAACTGGCCCACGGTCATCTTGTCGACCGGGACACCAGCGGCGGCGATGGCTTCGATCACCTCGCACTTCTGGCCGGTGCTGGCTGCAGCCAGGCGCCCGATCACCGCCGTGGCGGCAATCAGGTCGGCCGCGATCACCTGCAGGTTCAAGGGCCACCTCCGTCCTGGCTCGCCAGGTGGTCCTCGTATGCGGCCAGGTTGCGGCGCGCGCACCGCAGGTAGTGCAGCCGCTCCTCGGCGCTCAGGCCGGCGTTGTCGCGGACGCGCGACAGCGCCTGGCAGGCGGTCAGCACGTCGTCTGCGGCTCGCTGGTGGGCGTTCGGCGTGGCGCCGGTGTCGGGGGCAACGCTCACTCAAACACCCCCAGCTCCTGCGCGGACTGCGTGATCGCGTCGCAGCAGATGCGCTTGCCGGCTGCCTGGGCGTACGTCGCGGCAAGGCGCAGCACCTTGTTCAGGACGCGCAGCGCGCCGGGCCGGGCAGCGATGTCGCGGATGCGGTCGCGGCAGCGGGCATCGTCAATGCCCCATGCCTTGATGATCGCGTCGGCGTCGCCCTGGGCGCTGCGCTTGATCAGGGTCTTCTTGCCCACGCGCGAATACAAACGGTCGAGATAGGCCGCGCGATTGCCGCCGGTCATCTGCGTGTAGACCCGCTCATTGCCCATGAATACCAGGCCGACGCCGCACTTGTCGTTGAACCAGCGGATGCCATCCATCGCCTGGACGGTCAGGTGCTGGGCTTCATCGATAGCCAGCAGACCGCCGGTGTTGCGAATGCGCTCGGCGATGGCGCGCTGCAGGTGTGCGGCGGTGCGGGAGTAGTCCCGCACGCCGACCTTGATGGCGATCTCTTCCAGCGCAGCCAGCAGCGAGCCGGTGGCCGCGCTCAGCTCCACGTGCCACACGTTCGGTGACGTGGCCTGGTACTGGACGATGGTCTTGCTCTTGCCGATGCCCGCCGCGCCAACGATCAGCACCAGGTCGGCGGCGATCTGCGCATACCGCAGGTCGCCCATGATCCGCTTGCTGGTGGGCGTATCGATCCACGCCGGTGCTGTGGGCAGGGAATCAGCGGACGACGCGGCGTCGTAGGCGTTAAGCCACTTGGCGATCTTCGCGGCGGTGTTCTGCAGACTGCCCTTGTAGGTGTCGCCCAGGAACTGGCTGAGCGTTGCGCTGGACATATCCGCTTCGCGGGCGATGCGGTTTTGGCTGTAGCCATTACCGGCTTCGGCGATCATCCGCACGCGCTCGCGCATGTCGGACATCTGCTCCAGGGTGAATTCCTCCGGGATGCTGCTGTTGGGAGCGGTGGTGGCGTTGCTCATTGGTTCTCCGTGGTGTTGCTGGTCTTGCTGCAGGTGGCGGAAGCGATGCACGAGCGGCACGTTCCGGGGTTTCAAAGGTGGGCATGCGGGGCGTTTGAGAGCGCTCAGGCGCGCCTGGCGGCGCAGCAGCGCCGACCCCGGTGCACCTGCGCGGGACAGCCGGATGTCGGGCAGCCCCTTCATTCGTCGGCTCCCCTGGGCACGTAGAAGCTGTTGCCCTGCTGCCTGGCCGCGATGCGTTCCATCAGCGAGCCGAACGCTTCTTCGCGGTCATCGGTGCCGGTGCGCTGCAGCGGCTCCTGCAGGGCTTCCTGCGGCAGCGGCTGTGGCCTGGCCGCGCGCTTGCCGAACAGGGGGGCGACGACGCCGGCCTGCGGCAGGCTCTCGGGCATCGGGGCCGGCAACTGCTTGGCGAGCTTCGCCGCCGACATACGGCGCTCGGCGTCCAGCTGCTGCTGCGCGGCGCGGCGGAACTGCTTCTTGGCGCGCGCGTGTTCTTTCGCCGATACGGTGTCCGCGAAGCCGACGGCGGCAATGCACTCAGCCGTCCCGATGTGGACGTTTGCCAGCGAGTAGACCTCCACGCTGGTGTGCAGCGCTTCGGGATCGAAGCGCAGCATCACCTTCTTGCCTGCATAGCGCGCGATAGCCGCGCTCCAGTAGCGGTTACCCGCGAGGCGCACCGACCCGTCACGGGCATCGGCAGTGACCGTGTCTGTAGCCAGCAGCAGCTGGCGCAGCTGCTCTACGCTCGCCTTCCGGATTGTCGACTGCGCGTAGCTGGCGCTGAATGCCTGGTCGAAGCTGTACTGCCCACCGCAGACGCGGCTGCGGCGACCTTCCCGGGCGTTGTGCGCGTGGATTTCCTCGTTCAGAACCCGCACGAACTCGTCCAGCGGCACCGCCTTGCTGCCGTAGTTCTCTGGCTTCGCGTCCGTCTTATTGCCGGTGTATGCACCAGCGAAGGCCGGATGCTTAGAAACCCGGTCACACAGGTCGCGCCAAGCGCGCTCGATGGGCTTCGCCTGGCCGTGGTACGGGGTTGCCCAATGGATCTGACAGCCCAGGCCGGTCAGGATGCCGACCGGATCATCCGGGCGGACCTTGAAGCGGAAGCGATTGCCCGTCCCGCCCGTGAGCATCTTGCTGGCGAAGCCGCGACCATTGTCCAGCCAGACTTTCTCCGGGATTCCGTAGCGCTCGATCACGTCGCGGAAGGCGAAGCGCGCGAGGTCCGCGGACTCGGTCTCTGCGATCCGGTACCCCAGCAGCTTGCCCGAGTACAGGCACTGGACACCGATCATGATCGGGCGCGCGATTGTGCCGTCTGGCCAGCGTGCGAACACGTCGAAGCGGTGGCCGTCAGCGTTCACTGCCTCCAATGCATGGAACACGCTCCGGTCGCGCTCCTGAGCCGGGAAAGTTCGGTCGAACGCCTCGCGGCCCTGCCGCGCAAGCACCAGGACGCCGCGCGGCATTTCTTTCTCGACGCGCCGTTGAAAGGTCTTCAACGACGGCAGCACCCAGCCATGCACGCGCGCCAGGCGCTGGACGCGCTCGTAGCAGCTGCTGGCGGTCGGTGCTTCGACCCGCAGGTAGTCAGCTTTGAAGGCATCCCAGGCTTCGGCCGGGATCTCGACCGTCGCAGTGCCGCCGACATAGCTCGGCACCAGCAGCGCCAGGCGGTGCTGCTTCTCCACGCCGTCGACCAGGGCAGCCCACCTACCGAGGGTCGCGGCGCTCGCGCCGCGCACGTTCTCGCGCTGCAGCTGCACGGCGACCAGCTCGCGGGCCTTCGTCAGCAGCATGCCGTCAGCGACCAACTGCTCGACCGCCTGCAGGGCCTGCAGGCGGCGGCGGGCTTCGCTCTTCAGGTGCTGCTCGACCGCCTCGTAACGCTGCCACGCGGCCTGCACCTGGGCCTCGGTGATCTGCTCAGGCTTGCGGGGCTTGGCCTTTGCCGGCGCCAGGTCGACGGACGGCTGGGCCAGGTTCGGGGTGCGCAGGAACACCGCCGCCTGCACGTCCGCAGGCAGCGCGCTCGGCGCGTAGAAGCGCTTCGCGCCTCCCCGTCCGGTGCGGGTTTCGTATGCCCAGGCCTCGCGCGCGGCGCGCATTTCTACTGCTCGCTTGGAGACACCAAGGGCGGCGGAAATCGCGGCTGCATCGATGGGCTCAGGGGCGTAGGAGCGGTTTCCGTCAGCCATCAACGCACCCTCCGAGCCAGGTCCTTCAGGGCCTTGATTTCATCGCCGGCCTGCTGCCGCACGCGCTCCCACCGGCCGATCTCGGCATTGATGGTGTCGGCGCCCAGCAGTAGCCGGCCACCAACCACGCTGCCGTGCCACTCGGCCAGGCGCGTGCTGCTGCACACGATCTCCAGCACCGGAGCCAGCCAGAGCGGGCAGTTGAATTCTTCGCGGGACTCGGCCGTGTAGCCGTCCAGCATGTTCTTGGACACGTCACGTCCAGCCAGGCGGCTGGCGCGGGAAGCCACTTCCCAGCGGTCCAGGCCAGCGGCGTGGGCGTCTTTCAGCATGTCGCCCACCAGCGCGGTCACCGGCTGGCGGAAGTCCATGCTGCTGGGGATGGGGGCGGCCGGAACTGGCAGGGCGAACATGTCGCCGGTGAGGGCATCGCGTCGCTTCATGCGCGGATGCCCTCACCGTCGGCGACCGGCTGGGTCCCACAGGCGGAGTGAGCTGTGGCGGGCCTTACCTGCTCCCCAGCTGCCGGGGTTTTCGCGCATGCCAACGCGGGGCACTTGCCGGCTGATCCCCGCCCGTTTGCCCGGGCCAGGCTGTTGATCGAAGGTGCCGGGTACGCCGGCTGGAGGGGTGTGCTGTTCATTCCGCGCTCCCGTCTTGTGGATTGCGGACAAGGCGCAGCCTGCTAGGCTTGGCAGAAGCAGGAATCAGGGCCTTCTGGCCGCGTTTGCGGTTGGGTTTGCCGTCCGTGCCGTACCGGCTCGGCCAGATGTCGGAGGCGCTGATGCCCAGCGCCTCGGCGATCAGCGCTTCGGCCAGCGGATACGGCTGGTGCAGCGCCTTCGCCAGGCTGTTCGGGTTCCTGTAGCCGTTGATATTGCTCAACTGACGAAGGGAGTAGCCCTTCATGCGCAGCTGGGCGACAACTTCGGCTGGGTGCCAGTCCTTCGGGGGACTGGCTTTTTTTGGTGCCTTTAATGCCGTCACGTTTCTGGAAATTCGTTGCCGGTGTCTATGAGGCAAATATGGGGCACGTTCGTTCCCCTCGTCAAGCGCAAAGTTGCTTCGCACTTCGCGCGATGAGGAATGAATACGCCTTTTCGGGTGATTTCCTTTATGGATCAGATGCTTACCGAAACTGCGAAAGGGCCTGAACCGCTTCGCGCTTCGCTTCGCACTTTGGAGGCCCGAAGTGCGAAATGACCTCGGCGCGCGATTGAGGCACGTTCGCGCCTCACGTAACCAGCAAGAGATGGCCGATGTCATGGGCGTCGCCAAGCGGACGTACGCCAGCTATGAGCGGAACGAGCGAGTCCCGGACGCATTGATGCTGGCGCCGCTGATCCAGGAAGGCTGGAGCGGTAGCTGGCTTATCACCGGGCACGGCTCAGACCGGCTGGAAGCAGGGCGGGATCTCGGAGCGCCCCCTGTTCAGTCTCAGGATTTGAACCAGGCGCGCCTTACGCTCGCCCTGCAGACGGTCGAGGACGTGCTGACGGCCACGGACGCAGTGCTTCCCGCGTCAAAGCGCGCTGAGGCCGCGATGCTCGTGTACGAACTGCTGGGCAGCGGGCTCCCCCAAGCGGAGGTGATCCCGCTGGCCCGGCGGGCAGTTGGTTTAGCTCAAGGAGGTGGCAATGGTGACAGGGGGGCAGCGACAGCTGGTCGCTAGACTCGCGCGGCTCATGACCGAGGCAGTGCCGCAGGCACGTGCAGGTGGTGGAGGCGGGGAGCTGGCAGTCCGGTCGTTGAATCAAGGCGCCCGAGCGCGTGCGATCCGGGAAATCACCCGTATCGCCATGCGGTACGGCTGGTGGGATGCTGTAGAAATGGCCCTGGACAGGGCAAGGGTGCCGTCTCTCCGGCACTTGGATACCCCTCAGCTGGAGGGGCTGGCCGAACACTTGCAGGGCTTGGTGGATAACGCGATGACGCTCTGCGACATGCCGGACGACCTTCCTGCCAGATAGGGGGTCTCAAACGCCAATCGAACGGCCAGCCCTGACGCTGGCCGTTTTGCGTTTCTGGTGTCCGTCAGGTCGATTTCCGGTACATTTTGCAAACCGGAGTTGTCCGGGCGCGCGCACAGCGGAAAGCCGCCAGAACCCAGTGATGACGGGCGTTTTCGTCCCATTTCATCCCGACTTTTCCCGCTTTGTCCCTTTAATCAATCTTGGTGTCCGGCCACAATCCGTGCACCAAACGCACGCATGGACCCCAATGAGCGAGGCACTGCTCGTCAGCCGCGACAACGCCGTGGCGACGCTCCACCTGAACCGCCCCGAGCTGCACAACGCGTTCGACGCCGGGCTGATCGCCACCCTCACCGCCGCGCTGGAAGCGGCCGCCGCCGATCCGGCGGTGCGCGCCGTGGTCCTGGCCGCGCATGGCCCCTCGTTCTCGGCCGGGGCCGACCTGCAGTGGATGCGCGCCATGGCCGGCGCCTCGCAGGAGGAGAACCGCCAGGACGCACTGGCGCTGGCGCGGCTGATGCGCACCCTGGACGAGCTGCCCAAGCCGACCATCGCCCGCGTGCATGGCGCCAGCTTCGGCGGCGGCGTCGGCCTGGTGGCCTGCTGCGACATCGCCATCGCCGCCGAAGGCGCCAGCTTCGGCCTGACCGAGAGCCGCCTGGGCCTGCTGCCGGCGGTGATCTCGCCGTATGTCATCGCCGCCATCGGCCCACGCCAGGCACGGCGCTGGTTCGCCACCGGCGAGCACTTCGACGCCGCCGACGCATTGCGCATGGGGCTGGTGCACCAGGTGGTCGCCGCCGACGCGCTCGACGCCGCGGTGCAGCGGCAACTGCAACTGATCGGCAAGGCCGGCCCGGTCGCCGCGGCCGCGGCCAAGGTGCTGGTGCGCGAGGTGCACGCCGC